GTATTGCAGAAACAGTAATGGGAAGTTCTTCAATGGACTTTGCATCTGAAGAAGGATTTGCAACTGATAATGGTGCGAAAATACTTTGGACACAAGCATTGGAGTTAGTGTAATGGCATATTTTTATGAAGATTGGAAACACAAGAAACTTACTGTTGAAGATGAGAATGGTCAGTTCTTTTTAAACTTTGCTGAAGCTGAAAACAGCATGATATCAAACATTGATAAAATGATTGAAGAAGGTAAGACTGTTGAATATCTTGAGTACTTCAAAGAGTGTTTGCAAAAAGGTAAAGTTCAACTCAAGTGGAATATTAGTTAGGAGTTAATTATGAGTGTAGAAAAAATTGTTTCAGATGTGATTGATTTTGTTGTTTATGTAGAAAGTTTTTATGGTGATGTGCCTGATGCGATCTATCCAATGGGTGCAACACCTAAACAAATTCTTGAAGCAACACAACAATACATCTCTAAAGGTGAGATTGAGTTCTGTGGAGATAGTCTTGACAGAGAGAATGTTCGTGATATAATGATCGAACAGTTTGGTTTAAAATTTCCAGAAGTAGGAGTAGTATAATGGGATTATTAGTAAATGTTTATAAAGATGCATCATCAAAGTATGATTGCACAAATGGTGGTGTTTCATCTAGGAAAATCAAAGGACTTTGTTTAACAAATGTGAGTGGGCCTTTCGATCCATGTGATGAATATCCTGCCGCTCAATTGGTAAAACAAACTTTTCATTTTGGTTCTTCTGTTAAAGTTATTCCAGAAGAGTATGAAGGTAAACAGACTATGATGGGTGGTAACTATGCTGCAACATCTGATAGTAGGTTCAGTGACAAGATTGAACAAATGCTTGGACACAACTTTTATGGTGCTATTCCTATTCACGACAGAGTTGAATAAAATTGAAAAAAGTTCTTGACTTGTTGTGATAACAATGGTATTATGTATATAGATGATGAGAAAGGTGATTCGCTATGAAAATTCAAAAAAACATTAAAGACGTTAAATTTTACGGTACAGAGATGCCTGTATCGGAGAATATCGTGATGGCATCTGCCGCTGGGTGGTATGTCGGTGCAGTCTGTAAAGATCCAGACTGTGGTGGTATGATTGTGCCTTTTGATAGGTACACTGATTACTTTGCAACGCCTGAGGACGTTGTGAAACATTGTAGTTATTTGTTGGAGGCTGCGTAATGACAGAACTTTTAGAAGACATTGAGGTTTTAGAGAACCTTGTAATTGCTATGAATGAAGGTGCTTCGGATGAGAAGTACATGGCACTTCATGCAGTGGAAACTCTTCTTTTGAAGAAAAAAGATACCTTTAACCAGTTTGAAGCTGAAATGGAAAAGGAGTGTGGTTATGCCCGAACAGGTTATTGATTTAAATGGGCCTGCTGGTAATGCATTTTTTCTACTCTCACGAGCAGGAGATCTTGCAGAACAGTTAGGATTGGATAGTGATGCAATCACAGATGAAATGATAGAAGGTGATTATGAAAACCTTATTTCTGTGTTCACTAAATATTTTGGAGATTACGTTACATTGGAGCGATAAATGACAGCAATTGAACATGCTATTTTAGCAACATCAATACTTGCTGCTTTCTTTTACTACGGAAAGTACTTAGGTAAAAAACAGGTTGTGGATGAGATAATTGAACACACCCTTGAAACTTTAGAAAAAGGTAACTATATAAAAGTAAAATATCACGGCGACTCAAAAGAAAAAGAATTAATACCTCTTGACACTGAGTCATAAATTTGGTATTATAGAATGTTGTTCGTGATTCGGAGGTTTAATTGATAATGACATGATTTACAAGACGTTAGAAGAGGCCATTGTGGCTGCAAAAGAGATGTGTCGAGTATTGGACACATATGTAAAAATCACTGAATGTGAAACTGGATATGAACTATTTGGAACTGGTGATTTTGTATTGGAGATAAAAGAATGAAGAAGTTACTTGGTACATCAGCACTAGTTGTTTTGATTGGTTGTCATCCAGCAGCTGCACATGAAGCACAAGATCATTATAAGTCTGTAACTAAACGTATACCGACTACATATCAATCATGTGAAGTTGTAGATGTTCCTATATATGGACAGACAAGTGGTGGTGCCTCTGGTGCAGATGTTCTTACTGGTATCATTATCGGTGGTTTACTTGGTAAGGGTGCGTCTGGTAATGACAAAGGTGCAGCTGCTGGTGCAGTGATTGGTGGTATGGTTGCCGCTGATAAGAAAAAAGGTAATCAACGGATTGTTGGTTATAAACAACAACAAGTTTGTAGAGATGTTACAACATACGATGAAAGTAGACACACTATCTATAGTCATTCGACTGTTACATTTACATACGAGGGTAGAACCTATTCCCTGAGATTTCAAAAATAGGTACAGTTGAGTTATAACTGCCCTTAGCTCAGCTGGATTAGAGCAACAGCCTTCTAAGCTGTGGGTCGTAGGTTCGAGTCCTACAGGGCAGGCCAACTATGAGGAAAATATGTATAAAAAAAGAAAAGATAAAGAAACAAATCTAGGTGGATTAACAGTTACAGTTCGTAACGATGATGTTAATGGTGCATTGAGAGTTCTTAAAAAAAGACTTATTAAAGATGGTTTGTTTCAAGAACTACGAGAACGCTCTTACTTTGAGAGTAAGGGAACGAAGCGCAGAAAAGAAAAGGCTGCAGCTACTCGTAGGTTCAAACGTAAGATGTTAAAACGACAGGAAGAGATGGGATACTAGAATGATTGTAACTTGTCCTAAATGTTCAACAATTTATGATGAGGAAAAATATTCTAGTTGTCCTAGATGTCAGGAACAACAAGATTTTGATAATGGGCCTTGGAAAAAGGATAGGTGATATGGCACAGCGTACAAAAATTGAGAGTGATAATACAATTCCAAAACCTCGTAAGAGAAGGAAACCAATGTCTGCTGAACAAAAAGCAGCTGCAGCAGAACGTCTTGCTAAAGCTCGTGAAAAACGACTAAAGGAAAATCCCCCAGAATATAAATCAATTCATCCAGACGTTCTTGCTCGTCCAGACTCAGATCCTTGGAATCATAAAAGTGTGAAGAGATGGATTAAGACGCAAAGAGAACTTCTTGCAACGGAACGTAAGAATGTTAGACAGAATGTCAAAGGTGCTATTGCTAAAATGAAATCCCACGAAGGTTATGTTCAGAATATGGAAAGATACCTAAAGAGTGGAATATGGTTAGACTTGTTTTGGGGAGAGTACCAAGAAAAGAAATGTAAGAGTGTTTGTTTAGTGCTGGCATATCACCCAGACGGTACACCCAAAAGAACTGTTGGAATGTGGTATCCAGATATTGGATGCGAGTGGACAAGGGAAATGGAAAATGACTAATGATAATGAAAACCCTGAGAGTAATATAATAAAGTTCCCTAAAAATAATCCAAAGGTTGCAATTAAAATTGATAATAAAGCTCACGAGATTCGTGAGAATATTATCTTTACTGAAAATCTATGTGAAGCTTTAGTAGTAAACATGATACATAACATGTCAGAAAATGGCATGAATGTAGATGGTGAAAACTTTATTAGAGACACTTCTGTAATAATAGAACTAGTTAAGTCTACAATCTATAGAGACTTGGGTATGACACATCCGCTTCAAGAACTTGTTGAAACGCTTACCACTGTGATAAAGGATAATGATGGTGTAGCCTATGATGTTGACTTAGAAGGTTTGGCAAAATTATTAGAAGAAATAGATAAACCTATTGACAATTAATGATTTTTGTAGTACTATATAATACTATAAAAAGGTGAATATATGATATTAGTTGATATGAACCAAGTCACAATCAGTAATCTTATGATGCAGATTGGTTCTAAAAGAAAAAATGATGTTGATGAAAATCTAGTTCGCCATATGGTATTGAACTCACTTAGAATGTATCGTTCTAGGTTTAGTGAAGAATATGGAGAACTTGTTCTTTGTTACGATAGTAAGAAGTATTGGAGAAGAGACTACTTCCCAAACTACAAATCTAATCGTAAGAAAGATAGAGAAGCTTCTGGATTAGATTGGAATCTAATCTTTGAAACTCTCAACAACATTCGTGACGAAATAAAAGATAATTTCCCATACAAAGTTTTAGAAGTAGAAGGTGCAGAAGCAGATGATTGTATCGCTGCTGTGGTACAACATATTGCTGTTACACCATCTGAGTATGAGAAGGTTCTAATTCTTTCTGGAGACAAAGACTTTATTCAGTTGCAAAAACACAGTTTTGTAAAACAATTTTCGCCTGTGTTGAAAAAGTTTGTAAGTGGTATAGATCCAGATATATATATTAGAGAACATATATTGAAGGGTGATAGAAGTGATGGAGTTCCTAATTTCTTATCATCAGACAATACGTTTGTAGATGAGTTACGACAGAAGCCTTTGTCCAAGAAAAAACTGGAGACTTGGATTGACCTTGACCCAGAAGATTATTGTACTGAAGACATGATGCGTAACTATCAACGTAACAAAGTTTTGATTGACTTGGAACAGATTCCAAGAGAACTGAAGGCAGAGATACTAGAACAATATCAGTTACCACCAAAAGGTGAACGATCAAAACTGTTAAATTATTTTATTAAAAAGAGATTGAAAAATCTTATGAATGACATTGGAGATTTTTAATATGGCACAGTCCACATACACACCTCTACTATCTGAGGTTTTAAGAAAAGTGCATAATGCAAAAACAAAAGATAAAAAGGTTGCAATCCTAAAAGAACACGATTGCGATCCACTACGAATGGTAATCAAATCATCGTTTGATCCTAAAATCGAATGGTTGATTCCAGAAGGAGAAGTTCCCTTCAAAGCAAATGAAGCTGAAGAAGGAACAGAACATACAGTACTACGCAGAGAAGCGAGGAAACTGTATCGTTTTATAAAGGGTGGAGATAATACTCTAGTTGGGTTTAAACGTGAGAATATGTTTATTCAATTATTAGAAGGACTCCACAAATCAGAAGCACAATTAATAGTTGATGCTAAAGATAAGAAATTACATCAAACTTACAAAGGACTTTCAACAACTGTTGTTAAGGAAGCGTTTGGGTGGAATGATGAATTTATGAAACAAGAATAGGAAAAGATATGAGCTTTGAATTCGATTTTACTAAAGGACATCTCGCAGAAATCATATCTGCTGATGCTGATGATTGGTATGATGCACTGTGCGAACTGTTACCAAAATATGGTATCACAACAGAACGTAGGGTTGCACACTTTTTAAGTCAGTGTGCCCACGAATCTGGTGGGTTCAAACGATTAGAAGAAAATCTAAACTATAGTGCAAAGGCGCTTCGTGCAGTCTTTGGACGATACTTTGGTAACTCACCTAAACGTGATGCAGATGAATATCACCGTAAACCAGAAATGATTGCAAACTATGTGTACATGGACGAATATCGTAAGTACAAAATGGGCAACGTCAATGAAGGTGATGGCTGGTTGTTCAGAGGCAGAGGCCTAAAACAATTAACAGGTAGACATAACTACACTAAGTTTGGTGAAAGTATTGATATGAGTGCAGAACAAGCAGCAGAGTATGTTGCAACACCATCTGGTGCAATTGAATCTGCATGTTGGTTTTGGGATGCAAATAATCTGAATGATATCGCTGATACAGACAATGTTGTGAAAATGACTAAGAAGATCAACGGTGGCAATATTGGATTAGAGGATAGACAAAAACGATACTCTCATGCAATGGAAGTACTAGGTATGAGTGTAGAGGATTTAGGTGCAGACGATAGTTCTGTGGAAGATATCCTTGACGATATTGGTGTTTTAAGAAAAGGTGCAAAGGGCGAAGGTGTCAAACTTATGCAAGAAGCATTAGGTATTGGTGCAGATGGAGACTTTGGGCCAGGCACAGAACGTGCATTAAAAGAATGGCAATCAGCAAATGGTTTGGTTGCAGATGGGGTGGCAGGAACTGCTACTTTTGAAAAACTATTTGACTAAAACTTATTGACTCTATGGTATCTTAGTGGTATTATAGAATCATTGGTGAGGGGCAACTTCCTTTCTCTCTCAACTCTCTCAATAGAGTTGCTCCTCACCAAACTTTTTTCTAAGTTCTTGATTTTCAAGAACTTTTTTTTTACTTTTTCTCTTGACTTTTGTTGTAATAACAAGTATACTATTAGTATAGTGATTCGGAGAGATTATGAATTATATTGAAATAAACGGTGGTAACAAATACCAAAAGAAAGTTGCTTATAATGTTATCGACACGATGATTAAAGCTCTTATGCCTCGTATGAGAACTTTAGACATTACTGTTAACATTCGTAAGTTTACTGATGATGCTATCGGTTACTGCATGATGGAAGATACTAATCGTGAGTTTGAGATTGAGGTTAGTAAGGACTTATCCTTGAAAGATTTTGTCACTGCATTGTGTCACGAAATGGTACATGCAAAACAGTACGCTCGTAATGAGATGAGTGGTAACATTACTGACAGACATTGGAAAAGGTCTACAGTTGCAGACTCAGTTAGTTATTGGGATTTGCCTTGGGAGAAAGAGGCATATCGAATGGAAGATAAACTTGCTCAATTAGTTTGGGAATCAAACATACTTTAGCTCTTGACAATTGACGAATCAACAGTTATAATTAGTATGTAGAATGAAAAGAGAGGAATATATTATGACACAAGTAGCAGTTATTCACGCAGCGTTTGAGGAAACACCACATACAGTTGCTTTTGTAGATGTGCCTGATTTACCATCAGATAAAGAAAAACTTGAATATGCATATCGTTGGACAAATAACGTAATGGGTTCTTGGAGTATCAAAGAAGAATACTTTGAGGATGGTGAAAAGAATGGTGACTATAATCCAAACGTCACTGTTATGGCTCCACTTAAAGAAGTGGATGGACAAACATATGGTTTACGTTCTACAAGTATGAACGACCAGATGTTATTAGGTACTACAAAGTACAAAGTTGCAATGCTAGGTTTTGAGGAGATTGTATAATGGGAGCAGTTAAGAGTTACATGATGGATGTTGAGGAAGAGGTTTTCTCAATTGATGGGATTGAGAATAAGTTTAGTGAAGCTGAACATGTTTCTGAAGTTCAAACATTTGTAATTGATAAATTAGGATATACTTCTAGTTGGGATAAAGATATCGCAAAGGATGTTGTATCAAGTCAATGGAATGAATATTGGGGTAACTATCCATGATTAAAGAACTGTTAATGAGTGCATTGACACTCATGCCAGCCGCATATGCTGATGATTCATCTCTAGGTGTAGAAGAATTCAGACATAAAGAAGCACAGTGTCTTGCACAGAATGTATACTTTGAAGCAAGGAATCAACCAGCGGCTGGACAGATGGCAGTTATGTCTGTCACTATAAATCGTGTAAATGATTCTCGTTTTCCAAATACAATCTGTGGTGTTGTCTATGAAGGCCCTTCTCGACCTAGTTGGAAGGGTACTGGAGAAATGATACCTATTCGACACAAGTGCCAGTTCAGTTGGTATTGTGATGGCAAAAGCGATATTGCACATGATAAAGAAACATTTAATGAGATTTTTCTCTTGAGTGAAATGGTAATTAATGGTACAATAAAACTCATGGACATTACAGAAGGTGCAACACACTATCATGCAGACTATGTACGTCCAGCATGGGCAAGAACCAAAACAAAAACAATTGAGATTGAAGATCATATCTTCTATCGGTGGGAGAAGTAGATGAATATTTTTTACTTACATGAAGATCCAAAGATTAGTGCTGCTATGCATGTGGACAGTCATGCTAGTAAAATGATTATTGAGTATGCTCAACTTATGTCTACTGCACATCGTGTATTGGATGGTGAAGAATACTATGGACAGACTAAGAATGGACGTAAAATCAAAAGATGGAAGTTGAGTTCTAATCTTGAGAATGTTCTTTACAAAGCATCTCATGTAAATCATCCTAGTGGTATTTGGGTTCGACAATCAAAAGCAAATTACAAATACCTATATGACTTGTGGAGTAAACTTAATCAAGAGTTTGTTTACAGGTATGATAAAGATGTAGACCATGAGAGTTACAGAAAACTACATGAAGCACTTGCAGTTGCACCAGACAACATTCCAGATGGCAACTTTACAGAACCAACACCAGCGATGCCTGATGATGTAAAAAATCCATCCTCAATTGTTTCTTACAGGAATTACTACATAAAATACAAACAACATCTTGCGAGTTGGAAAAAACGTGGCGCTCCAGAATGGTATGTAACATGACTAAAGAGCCTGAACGCTATTATGATTGGATGTTATGGAAAATGCGACAAGAGGATGCAAAAATGGAAGTAAAGATAGACGAAGGTCTTAATCTAGATAAAACTGGTAATGAACTATATCGTAGAGAACTTGTAGCATTGTCAACTAAGGTTGAGTTGATGCAAGAGGATATGAAAAATTTGACAAGTGATTATTACAAACTCATAAATAGAGTTAAGGAATTATCTGAAGAAAATTATCATCTTAAAGAACAGATGAGTGACTTGAAAAAATAGGATTATTATGCCAATATTTAATTTTAAAAATACAGAGACAGATGAAGAGTTTGAGGACTTCATGTCTAATTCTCGCAGAGAAGAACTGCTAGAGAAAAATCCTCATATCAAACAAATGCCATCATCTTTTTCAATTGTTTCGACACATGGTTCGACAATTGATAGTAAAACTGACGATGGTTGGAAAGAGATGCAAAGTAGAATTGCAGAGGCTCATCCAGATACACCTTTTGCAGATAGATACGGTAGTAGGAGTATTAAGGATATTAAGACTAAAGCGGTAATAGATAAGCATCGACATAAATGGAGAAATAATTAATGGCAAAGGCAAAAGATATTAGAATTGACCAGATGGTTACTGTAACGCCTGCTACTGACAATCAACAGAAGGTATTTCAAGATTATAAGTCTGGTAAGAATATGTTCTTGTATGGTGCAGCTGGTACAGGTAAAACATTCATTACCTTATATCTCGCTTTACAAGAAGCATTGAGAAATGAAACACCATATGATTGTGTTTACTTAGTTCGTAGTGCAGTACCAACTCGTGAGATTGGTTTCTTGCCAGGTGATGAAGAAGACAAGACAGCATTGTTCCAAGTACCATATCAGAATATGGTGAAGTTTATGTTTGAACAACCAAACGAACAGGCATTTAGTATGTTGTATGATAGACTAAAGAGTCAAGGTTCATTGATGTTTCTTACAACTTCATTCTTGCGTGGTATCACGTTGGATAACGCAATTGTTATTGTAGATGAAGCCCAGAACTTGAACTTCCATGAACTAGATACTATTATTACTAGAGTTGGACAAGATTCAAAAATTATGTTCTGTGGTGATATCTTTCAAACTGACTTACAAAGAAATAGTGAGAAAGACGGTATATCACATTTTATGAAAATTCTTAGAGGTATGAAATCATTCTCTACAGTAGAATTTAATTTAGGTGATATTGTTCGTTCTGGTATGGTAAAGGAATATCTTATCAGTAAAATAAAACAACAAGGACAGACTGAAAGCGGTTAATAAATCTATTGACATTACAGTCTAATTGAAGTATAATATGTTAAAACTTGAGGATAAATTATGTTTACACACACACCAGTTGATATACCAGAAGTAAAAACTAAGAACGTAGATCGCAAACGATTTTATGTAACACCAAATGGAATGTACCCATCAATCACAACTGTACTGAATGTACGAAAACGTGAGGGTTTAGCCCAGTGGCGTAAAAGAGTTGGACATGATGTTGCAAACTATATTGCAAGAACTGCTGCGACTCGTGGAACTAAAGTCCACCATATGTGTGAGGACTTTATAAACAACCAAGAGGTAGAAAAAGACAATCGTGAATTTCTGCCTTGGTGTTTGTTTCAACAACTAAAACCAGTAATAGAAAAGAATATAGATAATATATTCGCTCAAGAGTGTGGACTTTGGAGTGACAAATATCAAGTTGCTGGTAGGGTGGATTGTATTGCAGAATATAATGGAAAACCATCTATCATTGACTTTAAGACTTCTCGTTCAGAACGTAATGATGAGTATAATGAGTCATATTATATTCAGGCAGCTGCATATGCAGAAATGTTTGAAGAACGAACAGGAATCGAAATTAATCAAATAGTAATTCTTGTTGTAACAGAAGATGGAACAGTTCAAGAGTTTGTTAAAACTAAACATGACTACTTACCATTACTAGTAGAAACAGTTGAACAGTTTGTCTCAGAGTGGGAAAAAGAAAATGAGGAAGTTACTGCTATGCGTAGTGATGCTGGGATGTAGTCCAGCATTTGCAGAACCCTACTGGACACAAAAACCAGTTCAGTGTGGAACAGCACAAGAAATGGTTGATATCACGATGAGGTTTGGTGAAGCACCAACTATTATCATGGAAGGTAAAACTATGAATACAACAGGTGCATTAACAAAATCTAAACTTGTTATTGCACATAATAAGGATACAGAAACATGGACACTATTAGAATTTACTGATAAAGATACAGGATGTATTCTTAATACTGGAAGAGGATTAAAAGTAATCCCTTGGCCAAAAGGTAAATCTTTATAATGGAAACAATATGGCATATACTATTGACAGTTTGTTCTGGAAGCACATGTCTAGAACAAGATGTGCAGTGGTTTCAAACTCAATCAGAATGCGAAGTTATGATGGTTGAGTATACAGAAATTCCAGTTGATGGTGATTGGGATACTGTAGAATTTATTTGTAAGCCAGTAGGATCAATTTCTTCTTGACTCTTTGGAACTACTGTGGTATAAATAGAGTACAGTTTGTTGATACAAACCGAATACTAGACAGGACATGGGGGCAGTACCCATCGCCTCCACCATAATCTCACTTCTAGATGAGATATTGAATCACTGCTTGGGAGTGGGATTATGATGGGGGCGAACTAGGATCGACTGATAGGGATAGGTAAGAGTAGAACTGTGGGATAGACGCCTAATAGTCTAACAAAACTAAACGCAAACGATAATTTTGCACCTCAAGGTTACGCTCTAGCAGCTTAATCCGATAGGGTTTCGGTGGGTTTCCTAGTAACAGAATAACCTACCACTTAATTTGGAGATTATTATGTATCGTGTAACTGGATATTTTAAAGATAAAAAAGTTGTACAAAAGTTTGTGAATGTATATGATGCAATAGATTTTAGAGATATTGTGGATGCACATTATCCAGTAAAGGTAACATTTGAAAAGGTAATAGATATGAGACAATGGGTATATGATTGTTGGAATGGTGTAATGGATATGGATAGAAATCCGTTGAGACATATTCCAGATTTGCAAGTAAGACATATGGTTTTACAAATACTTGCATGGATGTGGTGCATCGTATTTTCGTTTTTAGTTGGTAGTTTTGTTGTATTTGGTATTAGTGCAATTGCTCACATTATCTTACTTGCAGCTATTGTTATTACAGTAGGAACATTTGAAACTGCAAAACGTAAACCGTCTTTTTTTAATAATTTCCCTACTGGTACACCAAGTAGGTCTAGACAAGTTATGTATCTTTCTGGTGATGGTAAAGTTGAAAAAATTAAACTTGACCCAAATGATCCAGGCGGAGAACACGAGTAGGGTGGCGCCTTAATACGCCCGTGTAGTCCTACGGTAAGGATTACGATGCATCCAGAATAATATTTACTGGCTCTGCTTTATTAGATAGGGGGTGGGGCGCCCTGCTCCCTATCGTTTTAAAAGGATAAATTATGAACTTAGAAGAGATTACAGTGATGACACCAAAGAAGTTTGCTATTAAAATAGAAACAATTGTAGCACAAGGTGGGGTTAGTTATATGGATGCAATCTTAGACTATTGTGAGAAGAATCAAATGGAGCCTGACTCAATAGCACCGCTCATATCAAAACCCCTCAAAGAGAAAATAGAAGCCGATGCAAGAGAATTAAATTTCTTGCCTAGAGTAGCAACCCTACCAATCTAAGGAGTTTCCAATGGAAGCGTGGGAAGCCTACCAAATGTACCTTGGTCTCAAGTTGCATTTTACTACAGACTACGATTACACCAGATATGGTGGACGTACATCTGCAACCAAGGCTTCGTTCTTGAAAAGAAGAGATAGACATTTCTTCTCTAGGGTCGCAAAGAAGTATGATGATAAATCGTTAGACTACTTTGTTGCAAATTTTGTCCACTCGCCTAAAGGGTGGTTAGGAGATTTTAAGGAAGAGAATTATCTGAAATGGTCTAAGAACAAACAATCATTGACATACAACTTTCTTACTGATATGTCATTTTTATTTGAACAAGTTGATGATTTTAATTCAATTTTCTCTTTACAAACAGGTAAACATCCTGTATTATTAAAGAACTTCCTTGCTAAAAGAGTTAGTTTGGAGACAATGGTAATTCTGCAAGGATTACTAAACTATGTTAGAAGATTTGATGAAGGAATGAGTGATGATCTAGTATGGCCTGACAGCAGAAGATTAATTGTTAAGTACACCGCATTTCTACCTTATGACAAGGAGAAGTGTAAAACGAAACTACTCAAACTAT